AGGGAATTCAAACTTTCCTGAATGATTTGTTATATTTTTGCCTTAGAGGTTTACATGCTTTTCAAGCTCCTCTTTGCGGGGGGGGGTGTTAGTTGTCCAACGAAAAACCCAAGTCACCGGTTTTCACCAACTCATTAACCAACCTGGATACTTGTCCTACAGGGCCTGGTATAAAGCCACCCAACTTGGTGACTCTACCCATCCACTTTCTGACGTTTTCCCAGAATGTTGCGTTTTGAGCTGCCGTTACGGCGATAGGAAACTGATGATGGAATTCTTTCAACAACACCATAGCCGTAGGGTCCTCAGGTGGGGATAAATGTGAAAAATGCCATAATATACTGGTGCTAGGCACGGTATATTCGACACAAGACCACGTTCTGATCCTCATGCTTTGACTGGCTGATGCCGCTGGAATCCTAATTACATTGGTTTCCAAACTACCGAATCCGACGAAAACGTCTGGAGCTACGGTAGCAAATGTGGTTAGCTGGTTTTGATTTCCCGCCGGCCCTTTCGTCTGGTTATTAGAAACATTAGTTATCGCCGTTGAACTTTGTACTGGATAAAACGGATACGTCGACTGCTGATTAAAGGCTGTCATATAAATGCCATCTTTAATCGCTGCCACGTATCCAGGTTCGGACGTAAATAGTCCGTCGAATCCAGAAATGAATGGTGCTGGTATATTGATCTGCTGGGCAGCCGCATCGGCGAAGGTGTCATTCCATGACCCCATTCCCAAGTCGAGCTTGTACCCTTCGATCGACCCAGCCCAGGTCATATCGTTCGTGGTGTTTACTAATTCTATGGCACACGAAGCCACGCGAAATTTGTCTACAACTGTGTCCCTAGTTGTGTTTGTCGGAAATAAAGTAGATATGTTGGGGTAATACACCGGAGTGAAAGCTATAGCGGCGTTACTTCTTGTACCGCCTGCTACCTGACCCCACATATACGCCACACCCGGAATGGGAGGCTGAATTATGTATAGGTCGTTCCCTGCCGTGTACGCAGGCAACCCAGTAGTCGACCTAGCCTCATCAACGATGACTCGATTGTCATACGCATCCGGAATGCCTTGGAAACCGGTGGACCCTGCCACGAAGTCGCACGGTGACGTGACACACTTGAGGAAGGCGTTACCATCCGGAGATAGGGAGTTTGCACTCCTACCCGCACCACCCTTGCCTTTACGGCTGCGGCGGCGCGATCTCTTGGTCTTACCAGGTCCCTTAACTTGGACCACAACTGCTTGCTTCTTACCTTTACGAGCCCTGCGGGCACGCTTTGTTTTGACTGCAACTTTGAACATACTGACAGATTGAAAAGTTGTCGGCTTTATTGGCCACCCGCCCATTACAGTGTTAAACAATGACATTGGTTGAATGTCGGCGCTTACATCAGATGGGTAGTCCACATCGCATAACTTGTCGAACGTGGGGTCTACTACTAATGCAGGCAAAGACAATACAGAATCCAAGGCCTGCTGCAATTTAATCTGGTCTACGGCTGTTATGCCGTACCTAGCTTCCATCACATAATTTAACACTGTGTCGTCCAATTTTGGGATCTCCTTGAGCTCCACGCGATTGTACTTCTCGCTTATCCCTTCCACCTCGCTTGCGCCTGTAGACGGCTTCCCCAATCTCTTCAAGACCTGGACGAAAGGTCCCAAAACTGGGTATGTCGGCTCCAAATTGGCATAACCTTTATAAATTGCCCACGCCACCACTTTCACAGCTTCTTCAGCTGGCAGTCTGACGGTTTTCCCCCTTCTGGTCACGGTTGTAGTCGTCACTGGATTAGACAACACTTTTCCGATTTTAATAGCTTGACCCGGGGAGGGTAACCAATGGTATCTACCATGGATATCTGGAATCCACCAACCTTTCAGAAATGTTACCTCTGAAAAGGTTTCTCTTTTGATGAATTTCAAATCTAGGCCGCACTCGGCGAATAATTCCTGAAGGTCTGGACATTTACTCTTCAGGTCACACTTATTGAGAGCGTACGCCGACCCCCCTAAAGATGTGTTTGTGTTACAAAACGAAGTAAACGTTGTGCCGGTAGGTAGTTGAAAACCACCATCCCCTCTGACACTCATGTTCGCTTTCGCCACCGCGTACTTATTTTTGCACTGGTCCTCCAAAATTTCTATGATTTTCTTAGGTGTCCCTAATACTCTCATCACAGGAAATTGATAACCATGAAAACAAGACTTGTCCTGGCTTTGGTCTGCCATACTAAGATCTCCTTCTCCGTATTTCATCCCAAAATAGTCCGAATATTTTCCAAACACGAAGAACGTGTCATCTCCGGACGCTGCAACCACCACACAGCCTGCAGTTCTAGCGAAATTTCCTAACTCATCTAACCCTTCTTGGTCTAACCCAGACGCATAAATGAAACACACTTCCAATCCGTTATCTAACGTAACGATATTACGATGAAAAATATGCTTCTTTTCTGCCTCTGCTAAGTCTCGAGACCAAGGTGCTGTATGGGCCAATCCCGTGGCATCCAAATTAGTTATAGCTCTTGGTTTAATAGTCAGTACTCCTTCCACTTCTTTCCCTGCTGTGATGGTTTCATTCCATTTTAAAGACATGGTCTTAGAATAGCCGTCGGAACCCTCTTCGATCTCTCTATCGTGGGCTCTAATCAAACGATCGCCTTTCTTCCCCATCGCCTTCATTGCTTCCTCAAAACTCGTATTCTGGATAACGTGATAATTCAACGCCCCCGACCTTTGTAGCACGCCAAACGCCTGCCTCCAAGCCTTTTCTCTGGACTCTGGAGTCGAAGCATGACACTTAGGTACCTTGTGTACTCGGCTTAGTAATGCCACCAACAAGTTTTTCTGGGTCCTCGCCGGCTCCCACAAGAGCCTATGAGTAATCAATATAGGAAACATGGTGTTCTTTTCATACACCTCTCCGTCCAACGCTTGGAGTGCGTCGGTAGGAGACATCGCCTCCCCATTAACTCTAATATCAATCGATCCTCTAATCGGAGCTGTCCACTGTGACACGGCAGATTGTAGCGGTGGTAACTCTTCTCCGGCGGGTATCGGGACAGAGTAGCTCTCCTGCGCTTCTACAAAGCGCCCTTCTGCATGTGCTGTTTTAAATGAATTATACAGCATTACTTTGAGAATTCCCTTCCCAAGTACGCAGTACATATTCCAAAACCAATGTATAGCTGTACACGTCTTGAAGGACCACCCTCGCTTATGCGCCAAATAACTCAAAGCTAAATGGCCAATAAACGGCGGCACGTCCCCCCTAAAGAAACCGTGTTGATAGATTCGTAATCCGTACTCAAAGCAACCCAACGCCACTCCAGCAAAAGGGTGTGAAAATCTTATCGCTTCTTCCAAGACCACATTGACTGTTAACACCGCTATCTCAGTTTGAGACTGAGACAGCAGAGCCATGGGGGCAGGATTTGTCAGACTGTCTGTCTTGACGCTTTGCTCAACCATCCAGTGAACAAGACGATCTAAGTTAGCGAGTCCAGTATCTGACAACTCCTTCAGGTTCTTTCCGACAAGGTGACCCAACACCTTTTCCACCCATCCAGTGGAACCCGCTTGCAGCTGCATTTTCAAAGCTTGCCATGCGGATATGAGGACTTTCTTACCTAAGCGCCCCAATAGCTTTCTACATATAACCAGTCCTGCCACGACCAAAGCATACCACCAAGGCTTTGGAATGACAAAGGGTGCCACGACCGTAACTGTCGGGTCCCTCACAGCTTGAAGAATCACTTCACTTGGCGCCTCTGCTCTACGATACGCCATCATCTTCTTCGCTCTTTCGGTACGTTCACTGTACATGACCGCCGTTAATGTTCCTTCCATGATTGTCGAATAAACAGAAGGGAATCTCTCACCTATTGCGAGCATCGTTGGATCTTTCTCAAACTTAGACCGTATAGTTACGATAGCACTATCCGCCAAATATCCATTCGGCGGGCGGTAACTGTAATTTACCATTTGTGCCTGTACTTTGACATTTGTCAACACAGAAGAATCTTCGTATTGATAACACCAATGTCGTATTCCATTATGCAACATATTATCTAGCTTGTGTGAAATCTCTTCCAACACACCGTTTGTTAGGTCTTCCACCATTGTAGAACGTAGGTGGGTGGTAATCACTAAAGCTTCGGGGAGCAC